CAGTTACAAGACAGCAGACAATGAATTCGGAATGATTACCGTTACAGGTGAAGATCACCTCGATGCCGAAGCCACATTCTACACCATTGCAGACGATAATGGGTGGGCGATCGAGGAAGTGATGAGTGTGAGTGCCATATTAGAGATGACAGACGATGTTTATGAGATGGAAGACCAGGATAGCTGGTTAGACCAGTATGTTAAATTGTATTATTAGAATATAAACACCATATCGAATAATTAATGTGACGGGGCAACGCCCCGTCCTTATATTCACGTTATAAAATTAAATGATATGAGTACAGAGATTTTGAATTTGGTTATTGTAATTTCTAATTGGACAAAGAATAACCCGTTAGCCGAGAAGAGGATCCCATTTAAGGGTACATGGAGTGAGGGAGTTGAGAGGGTAAACCAGCTCCGAGCCGAAAACCCTAAATGGTATATTGGGTTAAAGTGGCCCTGTTAAGATAGAAACGGTGGGGCAAAAGCCCCACCTTACATTCCCATCATAATTAAAAATTAATGAGTATGAATTACATGATTAACGACAGTGCAAGTAAGCAGATGGCAATCGAGTTCGCTAAATGGACTGTATTGAACGGTATGCACATATCAGACCTTACATTCGAGGAGATGTTCGAGTGCTGGGTAAGTGAGCTGGATAACCAGGCAACCAGTGAGGTAGTGGATGATGAGGTGGATATGCAGCAATGGGATGACCTGGAGCTACAGTTCGAGTATATGTCCGGTGCCTACGAGGAGTAAAAGACCGGCGATCGCGGGGTGCCATCGGTTGATGGCGGACCGCCCGCGGTCGATAGCGATCCGATAGCGGGATGATCGCGATCTGCTCCCATGCCAACCGCGGTCCATCGACGGGGCGGTGTCGGCGTAAAAAAAGGGATATGTATTCACGACTCGCACACGATCTTTACCCATCGACAGTATATACGCATATATCTTACCAAAATCCACAATATTTATTACAAATAACACGAATATGAAACGATATCTGCTCACTTTTCTGCTAGTAATTGGATTCAGTAGCTGCTATGTGTACGATGAAGTACGCGTTAATTCGGCGCCTCAACCGCGTTTTTATTGGGACCCTATATATGGCTACCCACATTACTATTATACACGTCCACAAACTATTATTGTTGTGCCTCGTCAACCAAAGGTGCGTGTTATACAGGAACCTCGTAGAAATGCGTTTGGACCAACAGCACCTCCGTCTGCACCTAGATATCCACGCCAGTAACAAGCACCAATACGAACATTTCCAAAGAAGGATGACAAAAAATAGTTTAAACCCAGTTTAAATCACTTTGCAATATGTCAAAGATCTCTTTTAAACACCCTCCTTATGTCGACCAAGTATATACAAGATAGTTTGATGCTAACAAAAGAGGCGTTTGAAGAATATATATTAAAACAACGTCAGGCCGAAGCAACTAGCTACGGTTTGACGTTGGAACAGTATCAGCAGGCGGTTCTAAGTGGGAGTTGCGTTCAATCGATTCCGCCAATAAAATATTAGTGAAATCCCTACCCAAATCTTCAATTATTTGTTGAGCAATATTTGATGTAACACCAAACATTTCTTTATCTTCATTTACACGGTATTGTCTCAGGTGCTCATGAATACGATGCTCAAGAATTCCAGATGCATAACACGGGAATGAGTAAACAGGAATCCACGGTGTAGGAACACCAGTCGCTTTACTAATTTCACGAGCGCGTTCTTCTACAGTACGGGTAGTCATCCCAATTTTAACCATATTGGGAATTGAACGATTAACTAAAATATAGATGTATTCTCTTGGGCGAACACCACCGGATGAGTCAGTTAACGGTTGAGCGAGATAAACAACGTCTTCCCATCCCTCGGGCATGTCGGATGAGGGTACAAGAGAATAATGCGTTGCTCTTTTATGTTCACCTGGTTTTAGTTTAATGTAATATTGCATTTCCTCAATAGGAATTCTTGTAAATTCACTCATAGAGGAAATATAAGATTTCTATTTTGACAAAAGAAGTATATACGTATAGAAGGAGTTGTAGTAGGAGCAGTGCATTGCAATATTTATAGACATGGCAACATTTAAAATTAAAGCTGAAGATAAAGCAGCGTTTATCAACAAACTGGAAAAATTAGGGATAAAAGTAAGTACTGCTAATATGAAAAGTGGAACTGATTCCCGCGGAGGTAAAACTATAAAATGGTTTACATTCGACGTTCCAAATCCGGATGATGTTAAACAAATAAAAGCAATGTTACGTCAATCACCTGCTATTACAAAGTTAAAAGAAGAAATTAGAAGAGAAATAAAAAAATATTTGGAATCGTAAAAAAGTTTCGGTAACTTCAACCTACGGTTGGTTTGAGAAATAGGGGAATGGGGAAACCGGCGCCGGGGTTAGAAATAAAAATAATAATTATGCGTTATAAAAACAATGTTTTAGACAAATTAGAGCAACTAAATTCAACAGCAAATCGAATTCAATTTCAAATAAACAGAGGAGGAACTCAAGATCAAGTTACCGAATCGATTGAAATGTTAAAAGAACAAATTGAAGGTATACGTGAAGTTATTTCTGTAGAATCTGATGATTTTGAACAGCAATTTGCACCAAGACAATAATTATGATGTGGAGTTGGTTAATAGGAATTCACGTTATTGAATTAATTGCTGTTGGTATATTCTTTCTTATTAGACGAAATTATATACTTGAAAAAGCAATTAACGATCAACAACAATACATTAATGCTATAAGCATTATTGTTGCTAATTCTGACGCTAAATTAAAAGAATTAGATGTAATGGGTGCTTTTCAAGCAGACGATGAAGTAGGAACTTTCTTTGCTAATTTAAGGGAAATCCAAGATATATTAAATGAATTCAATAATCGTAAATAACGATTTGGCTGTGTGATTTTCTCTCATTATATTGGGATTAAAAATTAGGAAATCACTATGTCATATTTTGATACATATGGTGCCGATATATTCGATGACGACAAATTGGCACTCACCAAACGAGGTAAACCGCGTAAGCGTAAACCAAAAGAACCTCGTATTTACTTTACTCAAGACACTGAAGACGCGATTGTGGAATATCTTGCCTGTACGGATCAAGATGAACGCAATCGCATCTATAATGAACGTATTGAATATGGCTTTTATAAATTAGCCGAAAATATTATTCATACGTTTAAATTTTACTATACGGATACTGATACGATAGAGGAACTCAAACACGAGGTTATTACATTTTTACTTGAAAAGCTTCACCTTTACAAACCTGAAAAAGGTAAGGCGTTTTCCTACTTCGGTACGATTGCTAAACGTTATCTAATTGTTTACAATGAGAATAATTATAAGAAACTTCAAGAACGAGCTGATGTAGATGAATCTGATGACGATCAAATGCAGCTTTATGAGAATGATAGAAGTTTAGAGAACTTATTTAATGAAAATAATTTTATGGATCATTATATTAGATATATTGATGCTCATATATTTAAATTATTTCCTAAAAAACAAGATGCTCAAACAGCAGACGCAATTGTTGAATTATTTCGTAAACGTGAAACGCTGGAGATATTTAATAAAAAAGCACTATACATTTATATACGTGAAATAACAGATGTATCTACTCCTCAAATTACCAAAATAATTAAAAAACTTAAAGCATTGTACATCCAGCTATACAATGATTATTATCAACATGGATATATAAAGATTTAATTACTTATATTTATACGTAAACGCAAATTATGTCTAATTTTGATGATGTTACAATATTTGGAAACACATCACTAGCTGACCTGTTCAAGCAGATCCATAGGAATAATAAAGATGTTGATAAACAAATCAACGAGCTCATTGATACTCTTAAACCTATTGCTACTTCTAACGCCGGTTCTGCAGTGATGTTAATGCCTACTGTTAAAGATTTAATTGATGTTAACGTTAAAAACAACGAACAATTAATTAAAATGGCGGGTATAGCACAACGTGCTGCTACTGCTAATGCTACTCAAGATACAGGATTTATAGATATGGATGAAATAAGTGCTCTTTTAGAAGAACAAAAAACTATACAAGAACAAGGTCAAAAATTATTAGAACAAATTCCTCAACAACCTCAAATTGAAGTAAATGGTAGTAAGGTATAATTTAGGATCTATAATTTCTTCTATTGGTAAAAATAATTATACACCTCCTAATAAGTCACAAATTGGAAGAGTATATGGAGTTGTTACTACTGAAAATACCCCTACTAAAAAACAATTTGAACGTGCTGGTGGATTTAGTGGGATAGGTACTATATTTTATTTAGATTATGCTCAATCTAAAAATATAGTAGGTAATATAGATGATGATTTTTATGATACTTGCAAACCAGCCAAACCTTTAAGTCCTCAAGATCAATACTACCCAGTTAACGGGGAATTAGTTTTTATAGAACAAGGACCCTCTCCTGTATCCCAAATATCTAATACAGCAGGGTTTAAATATTATTCAATAATTAATTTATGGAATAATTCCCAACAAAATGCCCAACCAGCAAATAATGATGCTAGTTTAGGTCTTACATTCTGTGAAAATCCAGATGTTAGACCTCTAATACCGTACGATGGGGATAATATATTAGGAGGAAGACAAGGGTCTTCTTTAAGATTTACTAGTACAACAAGAGGAGTAACTCCAGAAAATGAATGGAGTGAAATAGGAGTAAAATGTGACCCTATTACTATATTAACAAATGGATTAGATTATGACCCAAATAAAAATTACTATATTGAGCAAATAAATAAAGATAAATCATCAATATATTTAACTTCAGCTCAAAAAATACCCTTAATAACAGATAAAACAGGAGTATTAAATAATTTAACTAATCCTTTAAATGTTCCTGATTATATAAATTCTCAAATTATATTAAATAGTGATAGAGTAGTATTAAACTCTAAAGCAGATGATATAATGATATTTGCTACTAAAAATATTGAAATTAATACTAAAAATATTATTAATTTAAATGCAGATGAAAGAGTACATTTAAATGCTAATACTGTATTTTTGGGACCTTACCCTAAAGCCGGTCCCCAACCTGTATTATTAGGATGGGAAACCTATAAAGTATTTAAACATTTAACTAAAACTCTTAGTAAACTTTCATCTCAATTATCTAGTGCTGTTAGTACTCAAGAAGGCAGTGCTATAACAAGTTTACAAGTTGCTGGGAAAGAACTATCAAGCAATATAAAAAAGTTAAATAAATTATTAAAAAATATTCCTTCTAAAAATGTATTTACTTCATAATGGGTAAAAAAAATATCAATATAGCAGCTATTCTCCCCCCAGATATTGTATCAACTATATCTGATTCACTTCCTATTGAATCATTTGGAGCTCAATTAAAAGATAAAGCTAAAGAAATTCTTGTAGTAGGAAATCAAACAAAAATAGCTGATTTAAAAGCCGAAATTGATTTATTAGTCCAAAAAGAACAAAAAGCAGGAGTTGAAAAAAGTAAAACAGAACAAGAAGCTTTATATAAACTCAATACAAAACAAATAACTCAAGAGCAGTATAATAAATTAGTAGAAGCTGCTTCTATTTCATTAGTAGCAACTCAAGCTATTACTAATATTAATAGACAAAAGTTACAACAAGATATAAATAACATCACTAATAATGTATATACAAACATAAAACAAGCCCAAACAAGTTTTAATGCAGATATTAAAGATACAGAAAAATATATTCAAAAACAGGATAACAAATCTAGAAAAGATTTATCAAAACAAATTATATCCAATGCAGTTAAGGGATTAGTTCCTATTATTAGCTTATCAATAGCAAATAGTTTTTTAGTTATTGTAGATCAAAGAAAAAAATTAGAAGAATTAGTTGATAATGTAAATGAATATATTGATACTAAAGTTAAGGATCAACAAACAGTTGAAATAGCAACTAATTTAAGAAATAACGCTATTACTTTAATTAATAATAGTATTAATAAATTAGAAAAATTAAAAAAATTACTAGAAAAAATTGCTAAAATATTAGTAATAACCTCACTTGTTATTAAATTAATATATTTAATTCCTATTCCTTTAAGCCCATTAATACTAAAAATTCTAACAGTAGCTGAAAAACTTGTCTCAGGATTAAGTGCCTTATTAGCAATTATTACGGTATTATTATCTAATGAAATATTAGAATTAGAGGAATTAAGAGATCGTCTAAAACAAATTAGTTTAAAATTAGATGGAAAAACATTAGATAATTTAAATGAACAACAATTATCAGACCTGTCTAATACATTCTTACCTGTAGGAACAGGAACTGGTGTTAATCAATTTCCATCATATAAAGGATTTAATTTTAAAATAAAAGAAGAACAAAATCCAAAATTTGTTGTTAAAGGAAATAAACGTCGTTATGCCGTAGCTATTGATCGTTATAATGTGGAAATATTAAAAAGTGAATATTCATTTACATTAGATCCTAACGACTTAATAGAACAATTAAAACTAGTTATTGATCAACAAAACTTACAAGGTTAAATATTTATAATTATGAATACTAAAGCATTTAAAAGATTAATCAAGGAAGCTGTAATTGATGCTATTCATGAAGAATTACCATATATTCTTGAAGAGCACATGGCTAAACAAGAAAAAAAAGCATTACGTGAAAATAAAACAATAAGTCTTACTAGTAATAATATAATGCCTGGTGATCCTAATATTAGGGCATCATTGCGTGCCAAAATGGGTGAAGCATTTGGATTTCAACAACCTGCTTCTAAGTTAGAAGTAATTGACGCTGTTGATGAAAATACAGGAGAAAAAATAAACCCATTTTCTGCTTTTCTAGCTGACTCTGCAGCCAATATGACTGCTCAAGATTTATCAGGATTAAGAAATTTAGGATAATATGCCAATACCTCAAACGATACGAGTAAATCCACTTGATTTACAAAAAAATATTGCTATTGGGGTATCTTTACCTTTTGACAAACCTTTTACTAGTACGTACACTACTAAAGATCAAATAAAATCTAATTTACTTAATTTATTATTAACTACTAAAGGAGAAAGAATAATAAATCCTTTTTTTGGAACAAATTTAAGAAATTTTTTATTTGAAGGAATTAATTCTTTTAATATTGATAATTTAAGATTGGATTTAATTAATAGTATTAATATTTTCATTCCTGAAATAACAGTAATAGATATTAATATAAGTCCGGATGCTGATTCTAATTTAATGGAGCTAAGTGTCAATTATCTACTAAATATTTCAAATACACCAGATCAAGTAACAGTACAATTTCAATAATAATGATTAACGAAGATAAGAATATATCATATCTAAATAAAGGATTTACAGATTTTAAAACTGCCTTACAACAGTATGCTAAAACTTATTTTCCAACAACATATAATGATTTTTCAGAAGCTACTCCTGGAAATATGTTTATTGAAATGGCATCATATGTTGGTGATGTTATGTCATTTTATTTAGATACTCAAACACAAGAGAATTTTCTTTTATATGCTAAAGAAAAAGAAAATTTATACGCTATGTCATATGTAATGGGTTATCGACCTAAAGCATCATATGCTTCAACTACTACTGTTGATGTATATCAGTTAGTTCCATCTATTACTAATGGAGGAATTACAACTCCTGATTATGATACTTATGGATTAATTATTCCTGCAAATACTCCTATAACATCAAATAGTACAGGAATTAAGTTTTTAACTACACAACAAATAGATTTTACTGATACAGGTAGTGTCGAAATCAGTTATGTTGATTCTAATTATTACCTATTTAAGAAATCTATTCCAGCCATATCAGCTGAGATTAAATCAACTACAGTATCATTTTCAGGTAATGATAAATTTGCAACAGCTGATATAAATGATACTAATACATTACAAATACTAAATGTTACTGGAAGTGATGGAAATATATGGTACGAAGTACCTTATTTGGCTCAATCGTCAATTTTTCAAAAAGTAGCTAATCCTTCATATTCAACAGACCAAGTCCCTTATTTATTACAACTACAAAAAGTACCTAGGCGTTTTGTATCTAGAATACTCTCAGATAATACATTACAATTAGAATTTGGAGCTGGATTATCTCAAAATAAAACAGATTCACAAATCATACCTACCCCTGATAATATTCAATTAGGTTTAGTACCTGGAATTTCATTATTAACTAATAATTATAATGAAGCTTCAGTAATGTTTACTCAAGAATATGGGTTAGCTCCTACAGGAAGTATTAATATTACCTATTTAGTAGGAGGAGGAATAACATCTAATATTCCTGCTAATGATTTAACTATTTTAAATACATCTGGTATTTATTTTAAAAATACTCCGGGAGGAGCAGCAGCCACCGTTTTAGCTAGTGTTGTATCTAATAATCCTATTCCTGCAACAGGTGGTAGAAATGGAGATACAACAGATGAAATTAAACAAAACGCTTTATATTCATATTCAACTCAATTAAGAGCAGTAACTAAAGATGATTATATAGTAAGAGCATTATCAATGCCTTCAAATTATGGTGTGGTTGCTAAAGCTTATATTTCTCAAAATATGAGCGACAATCCTCAACAAACAGTAACTTATACACAACCTAATAATCCTTTATCTTTAGATTTATATGTTTTATCATATAATTCAAATAAACAAATAATCCAAGCTTCCACAACATTAAAAGAAAATTTAGTAACCTATATTAATCAATATAGAATGGTATCTGATGCTATTAATATTAGAGATGCATTTTATATTAATATAGCAATAAATTTTGACATTACTATATTAAGTGGATTTTCAAATAAAGATGTATTAACTAGTTGTGTAACGGCTTTACAAAATTATTTTAATATAGATAAATGGCAAATAAACCAACCAATTATCATTTCAGATGTAATGGCTACTTTATTACAAATAAGGGGAGTACAATCTGTATCTAAAATAGAGATAATAAATAAACAAGATAGTACTGGAGCTACCTATTCCCAATATGGATATGATATAGCAGGAGCTACAAGAAATGGAAACATATATCCATCTATGGACCCCGCTATATTTGAAATTAGATATCCTAATACTGATATTCAAGGCAGAGTAGTTACTCTATAAAACTAATTTATGAAATTACAAAGAGGCGATAATAATATTAATGTAAAACTTTTACAAGAAAAGTTAGGAATAGAGCCTATTGGTAATTATGGACCTAAAACAGAAAAAGCTGTAAAAGAATTTCAAATCCAACACGGTTTAGAACCTGATGGAGTTGTTAAAGATAAATTATGGGAGTTAATTATGAAAAAATCAATGGCTTCACCCGTACCACTTCCATTGGTTAATGTAGGTGGCTTAAAATTAGATAAATTAAAAGGACATATCCCTGATAATGTAATTTCTCAAATTCCGGATGTTGCTGTAAAATTTCAAATTAATACTCCATTACGTTTAGCTCATTTCTTAGCACAATGTGGTCACGAATCTGGAGGATTCAAATTAACAGTTGAAAATTTAAATTATAGTTCTAAGTCATTAATGGCTGTATTTAAAAAATATTTTCCAACTCAAGGATTAGCTGAAGCATATGAACGTAAACCTGAAAAAATAGCTAATATAGTGTATGCTGATAGAATGGGTAATGGTGACAAAGCATCAGGTGAAGGATATAAATTTAGAGGACGTGGTTACATTCAATTAACAGGTAAATCTAATTATAAAGCATTTGGAGATTCAATTGGAGTTGATACTATTGCTAATCCTGACCTAGTTGCTACTAAATATCCACTACTATCAGCGGCTTGGTTTTTTCAACGCTGTATGAAAAAATGTGATGCCGGAGCTTCAGATGAGGTTATAACTGCTGTTACAAAATGTGTTAATGGTGGTACTAATGGTTTAGTAGATCGCATGAAACATTTTAAAGAATACTACACTTTATTATCCTAAAATAGTTTACAGTCGCCATATTTATATGTAGTAATCACTAATTATGGCTGTTTATAAAATATTTCCTGAAAAAACTGCTACTCTCTATTCATATTATCCTACAGTTAATACGGGATTAGATGAATTAATTGAGTTAAGTACATTTTATACTGTAACAGGTACTAATGAAGTATCTCGTGGGTTAATTAAATTTCCATCAAGTCAAATAACTAATATAATTGCTAATAATGTAACAAATAAAGCATTTGATGTTTATTTAAAATTATATCTATCTAATGCATCATCACTTCCTTTAGATTATACCCTATATTGCCATCCTGTTTCAGGAAGTTGGAATATAGGAACAGGCAAATTAGGAAATACTCCTATTACTACAGATGGAGCCAGTTGGCAATTTAGGAATGTACTTAGTGGCAGCACATGGTTCAGTACATTCCCTGCAGGTACAACTGGGTCTTTCAGATCAGGAAGTACAGTTGGTGGTGGATTATGGTATACATCTTCTGTTTATCAATCAACACAATCATTTACTAATTCTACTTCAAAAGATATAGAATTAAAAGTAACAAATACTGTAAGTGCATGGTATAGTAGTTCAATTTCAAATGAAGGATTTATTCTTAAACATAATTCTTCACTTGAATTTACTACTGCTTCTAAATTTGAAACTAAATATTTTGCTGGAAATACTAATACTATTTATCCCCCATGTTTAGAAATTAGGTGGGATGATTCATCATATAGTACAGGATCCCTAGCTATAATTACTTCTAGTCAATTTGTTGCTACTTTAGGTAATAATAAAGGAGAATTTCAACAAGACTCAGTACAACGCTTTAAAGTAAACGTAAGAGATAGATATCCTGTTAGAATATTTACAACTACCTCTGGATATTTAGTTAATAAAGCTTTACCTTCTTCTTCATATTGGTCAATAAAAGATTTGGATACTGAAGAAATTGTCGTAGATTATGATACATTATATACCAAAATAAGTTGTAACTCCTCAGGTAATTATTTTGATATCTATATGAATGGATTAGAACCAGAACGATATTATAAATTATTATTTAAAACTATCCTATCAACCGGTGAAACAATAGTTTCTGATAATAATTACATTTTTAAAGTTATAAGATAATGTCTCAAATACCTGTACAAAAAACAGTATTTAATAAGGATGCTTATGGTAGAGTAATTGATACTCAATTTCATCAATTAATCACCCAAGAAACAGAAGAAACCTTATCATTTACTGTTGATGATTTTTTTATATTATATGAACAACTATTCTATCAAATCCCTAGAGATGGAGATACTAATTCGCACCAGTATATTTTACAAAAAGAAGCAGATTATCTAGGTGTTAGTATTAATCAAGATGATGTACAAGCCTTGTTAGATGAAATTACATCTCTAAGACAACAGGTTCTTGATAATCAAACTGTAATAAATGAATTGATCAAACAATAATGGCAGATAATATAAAAATAGTAGGTGAAATTTTAAATACTCAACAGGTATCTCGTTATACTGAAGAAGACCTCAATATACTTCCTTCTCAATTAATTAAGGAAGATTTTGGTTTTTCTAACGATTATATTGAATACTTTGTATATGATGCTGGGGGAAATTCTTTAAATACAAATTATAATTATAGAGATTTTAAGTTAGCTTCTAATTCATACCTTGACCCTACCAGTGGTTCTCTCCCAATAATTGAAATAGATCCTGTTAAAGATCTACAAAGTCTAGGATATTCATCCGGTGAATTTAATGTTCAATATAACTTTTTTAGTAATAAAATATCAAATCCTGACGCTGAGTTATTTTTAAAAGAAATATCATCAGATAGAACAGAACTAAGAATAGGTTCTACAACCCTAACAAACCAGCAAATTGAAGATTCTACATTATCTATTATTAATGAATATAGTGGTTCTTCTTATTTTGTTGACTATTTAGCTAATTTTGGAAATAATCAACAAGCAGTAGTAGTAAATGTTGCTTTAAATAAAATTGAGTCTGGATATGAAATTTTACTTAAACTCTACCAGCCTCTTCCTATTAATATTTTAGAAAAATCAACATTGTGGATTGTAAAAGAAAAAGTCAATCCATATATTTTTGATATTAATCTAGATAAATTAATTATTCCTCTCCCTGGGCCACAATTAAGAGGTCCAAATTTTGATATAGAAGTCCCTAATAGAAATAATATTGCTACTTCTTATCAAAACTACAACACTTTACTAAATAACTTCCAAAATGTATCTTCTTCATATAAACAACTTTTAAATTTAATTACTTCACAAAGTATTGATATTAATACTGATTATAGTAATTTTAATAATTTTGTATTTTTTAGTTCTGTAGAGCAAAGAATATTAAATTTCTATAACAAAGTAAAACAAATAGAAGATTTAAACAATAACATATCTACCTACACTGCTTTAACCTCTAGTTACCCTAATTTAAAAAATGATTTAAATTTAGCTACGGCTAGTATTAATAATACTATAGCTAATTTTGATGGATTTGAATATTATTTGTATTTTGAAAGTGGATCTTTAACTTCTTCATTAGAGTATGGAATAACTCCATACCCTAAATCTAACACAATAAAACCATTTACTTTAGCTCCTACAGGATCTACTTCTGCCTCTCTTTGGTTAACTTATGCTACATCAAGTGCTAATAATTATGATAATTATAATCAAAATAATTTATTATTTACTATCCCTAATTTTATAAGGGATGATGAAAATAATACACCATATATTACTTTTATTAATATGGTTGGTCATTATTTTGATAATATATGGATTTATCTTCAAGCAGTTACTGATGTTAATTTAGCAAATAATAATTTAGAAAAAGGTGTTTCTAAAGATTTAGTATATACTGCATTACAATCCTTAGGAACTAAATTATATAACAAATATGGGGATTCATCTAATGATCTTTTCTTAGTAGGAAAAAATAGTGGAAGTATTAACTTTGATAATAATTTTACTCCTACAGGTTCGTATTTAAATAATATACCTCGTAAAGATTTACTTGCTGAAACATATAAACGTATTTATCATAATTTACCTTTACTATTAAAAACTAAAGGTACAGCTTATGGGTTACAGACATTAATATCTACTTTTGGAATTACTAGTAGTATATTAAATGTTAAAGAATATGGTGGTTATTTAAAAAGTAATACATTACAAGAATATAACGATGATAAAGTAAGAATAGTATCTAATAGTATAGTAGCTGGTAATACTTTATCTCCATATATTAGTTTACAACAACAACCTACATCGTCTAGCTTATTTAGAACAAATGATTTACATTATGTAGATATATCGTTTTCTCCTGAAACTCAAATAGATAAGTATGTATCTGCTTCTATAGCATCTTCTAACCCAACATGGAATATAGATAATTATATAGGAGATCCTGGTTATTTATATAGTAGTTCATATGATAATTTAAATAGTCAAAGAAATACTTATTATAATTTCACTTCATCATATTTAGATTATGCTGGATTTATTAGATTAATCCAATACTTTGATAGTTCCTTATTTAAAATGATAAAGGATTTTGTTCCTGCAAGAACAAACCTATCAACAGGTATCACCATTAACTCACCAGTATTAGAAAGAAACAAAATATCATATGCTAAACCAACCTCAACTTCTAAAATATCAGTACTAAATTTAGGATTAAATGGTCCTACTGCTAGTACACAATATACTAGTTTATATAATTATTTAACAGAAAGTAAAGCAGCTTATTATAATGGAGAAATAAGTGGAAGTATAATTAATTATTATAATGATTGGACATCTAGAAATTTTAATCCTTATTTACTTTCTATTTCTAATAGTATAGATATTAATTCTTTTAATCATTCAAATTTTAATGTATTATTAAATAATGTGTCATCGAGCATATTATCTGTTACTAGAAAATTATTACAACCTATATATTCTATAATAAGTGGAACTTTAGGTTTAGTTGGATATTCTTCTAGTTATTATGCTGAATTACAAGACTCTAATTTATCTTTAGAATCATATAAACTATCTCGTCATGATGGTGTTAAAATAAGTAGCTTATTATATAACACCTATACTAGCGCTTCATCAACTTATGATGGTGATATATCATATGGAAAGACAGCTACTATAGATAAAAATGTAAGAAAAATAGGCTTATTTACAGATATAATTGAATCATCATTTCTACCAGGGAGAAATAGAGTAGCATTAAAATATCTTGTAGATGAATATGGTGGATTAACAGAATTAAATCAACGCAATAAATATTGGGAAGAAATACAAAGAACCTTTATTGCTGGTGATTATTTAAATGTTTCCCAATTTGATAATCAAAAATCTAGCAACCAAAAAACTACAGACGGAAATAAACTTATTTTTGAAAGTGGTTATACTTATTACCCAATATTATATTTTGCAAGCTGTAGTGCTGATCCTATTATATACTTTGAAAATTTAGGTGGTCCTAGTGCTTATAGAGCAACAGCTATAAATATAAGTTCTTCATATTTTATAAGTGGATCTTCCCCATTAGGATTTCCTATAGCAGGAGGTGTTGTAAAAAATATATTTAATTATGAAAATGAAGATATAAATAATGTATTTTTTCCTGGTACTCTTGATAATTTTCCTTCATATTCTATAGCTGAATCTAGTCAATATAATATTCAAGCTGGATTTGATATAACTGTAACTTTACCTGACAATCAATCAGCTACTTGGTCTTTACAAGTATTTAAAAATAGTGATGTTACTCCTTTATTTGAAAGTTCAAATATATATACTAATGAGACTCCTGTAAATTCATATAGAATATTATTTGCTACTGGTTCTGTAGCAAGCGCTCCTTGCTTTAGAGGCCCATCTAATTCTGGAGTTGGTTGGTCAAGTGTTCAATATCCTGTACAAGGTGATACTATATTTACAAATTCTAGCCTAACAACCCCAATTAATATTTCAGGATATTTTGCATTATATATACCTGGTACTCCTGATCCTACTTACTATGGTCCTACTCGCACTATTTCAGGTAATACTCTAGGAAGTGATAGTGGAGTAGATCAATGTTAAAACTAATTAATTATGCCGTTTACACAAACAAAAACATTTAGCATAAATCAATCCAACGTTTCTTTAGAAGAAGGGGATAAATTAACTTTTAAATTAGTTTTACAAGGATCTTCTACAAGTAATTTTACTGCTTCTATTTCTCAAGGATCTTTATATGTAGCATCTTTAGCTGTTGCTACGGGATATGCTTCAACTACCTGTCCCTATTTTGATACAGGATCTATATCAGCATCTATGGCTTCAGGTTCTTCTACTAATAATATTATAACTCTAGATTCAGGAATAACTAATTTTCATAATAGAAATTATCAATTTATACCTAATCCTCTTACAGGGTCTATAAACAGTTTATTTGATGAGTATGGGGTTGTTGATTATGAATTCTCAATTAAGCCGTACGATATAGCATTGACTTATTTATCTGATGGAACTTATATTGAATCTAGAATTATTACTGCTTCTATTTCATCAAATCTTCTTCAATTACACTTAGATAGTCCTTTATCCAATTTTTATGCTACTAATCTAATATCAGGGTCATATAGGAGTTTTTTAATATTATCTAGAAGAGAAGATGAAACTAATGCTTATTTAACCTTTAGAAAACGCAGTGGTGCTACTTCATATGGTTTTGTTATTCCATCAAATTTAGCAGCAAATGTACTAGAGAATATAGATACCATTACTAGAGAAGTAAAACAAAAATTATTATCAGATCAATCACAAGTAACAATAAATACTTTTTAATTTAATATATTTATAGTATATACAATAGAAAATTATGGCAATTTTAAATCCTACAACAATTACTGTAGATGCAATATTAACCACAAAGGGTCGTGAATTATTGGCTCGTAATGATGGATCATTCAAAATTACACAATTTGCATTAGCTGATGATGAAGTTGATTATACTTTATATAACCCAACTCATCCATCTGGCTCTGCATTTTATGGTGAAGCAATTGAAAATGTTCCTGTATTAGAAGCATTTCCTGAAGATTCTCAAGTAATGCGTTATAAATTAGTAACATTACCTCGTGGAACCTCTAAATTACCTGTTCTTAATCTTGGTTATACTAGTATTACACTTAAACAAGGTGCTTCATTAACTATTACTCCGCAAACATTGAATTATGTTGGTAGTACAAGCACATTTGAAGCTAATGGGTATGTTGCTACAATTGCTGATTCTCGTCTAATATCTGCATTTACTGGGACCGGTATTACAACAACAACTCCTGTTCAAGGATTAAATACAACTACAGGAGCTGTATTATCAGTGACCCAAGTAGGTACTTCATTTACATTAACTGGAACTACAGTTAATACTTTGTTCGGAACAAGTTTGACTACATTAACAACTACCATTACCGTTATTGGTAGAGATAGTGGTGCTAGAATTACTATTCCTTTAAATATTCAAAAAGTATCAACAATATAATTTAAAATATGTCATTTTCAAGATATAACCCAGAAGACCAAGTAGTAAGCTCAGAAACCGTAGTGCGTGGTTTATGGAGTGGAGACACATATAATTTAGCTAATTTAGGATTTTTTACTGCCAGCTCTAATACATCTTATTATTTAAATGTATATGATACTGTCGGTACAGCTTCATTGCAATTTGCTATTCAATATGGTAATTTACAAGGATCTGGATCTACTCCTATAAATGCTTTAGTACCTGGAAATACTCCTACTCGTATTGTATATGGAGAATATAGAAATTTAGTTTATGGTACTGAAAATCAAAATTTTGTATTTAACGGATCTGTATCAGCAAGTGGAATTTATATTGTAAATATTGCTCGCTCTCGCTATAAAGAAAGCCTCCAACCAGGTTCTCTTGAATTAACAATAGGTACTAGAACATTGATTGATGATAGTACAACTACTAATTTATCTCGCTTCTTAGGCGAAAATAGATATTATAATCTAATTAGTGGAAGTATAGCCAGTGGCTCATTTAGTACATCTGTTAATTATGGATTTTTCTTCCCAGATATGGGTCTTCTTATATTAGATTCTGGAAGTTTAGGCGCTAGCGTAACAGGAACTGGATCTGCAGCATTATTTAATGCTATTAAAACTGGAAATAACTTTAAACTCCAATCAGCAGAAACTGTATCTTCAACTTATTTCTTTACACGTGTAAAAAATAGTGAATTTAATTATACTACTAATCCATCTATTATAGATGATAATGGTAATTTATTATATACTACATTAATTAATAATCCACAAACATATCCAACAACTGTAGGATTATATAATGATAATAATGAACTATTAGCAGTAGCTAAAATGAGTAGACCTTTAACAAAAGACTTTACTAAGGAAGCATTAATTCGAGTTAAGATAGATTACTAATTTATGTATGTCTTCATTCAAAAAACTAAGCAAATCAGACGTTTCCGTTGTACCTTATCATGCTAATAAGCAATGGACATTTAATCAATCTACTTATACAACGTACTCTACTCTTTATACTGGTACTAATACAAGTGGAGTTTTTAGTTTAAGTGAAGCTTCATCTTCTAATCAATATAATAGATTAGTTTATGCTCAAATAAATCAATTATTTTATCAAGCTTATCCTAATCTATTAAATACATCCTCATTAGCAAGTTCAATATATTATGAATCTACTTCTCAACAACGTCCTACTGCATCATATTTTGTATTTAATGATAATAATAATTTAATATCAAGTTTCCCTACAGGTTCTAACCAAACAATTAAAGTTTTAGCAGTTGATCAAAGGGTATTTGGAAATAAAATATTACCAAATTCTATTACCCTTACTTCAGGAGCATATAATATATTTGATGATGGTTTTGGAAATTTATATGATGATACAATTCACATAGGAAATGTAATATACGCTCAAGGATTAATAATATTAACTAATCAAAGCTATCAAACAGTATTCTCAGAACCTACTTTTACTATATCATTTAAAAACGATCATCTCATTTATGAAAATGAAGTACGTTGTTTAGTAAGGGAAAGTGATTTTAATTTATCATACAACCCATCACTTGTAACAGGTAGTTACACAGGTGGTGTTGTAAGAAATTTTGCAACGGGTTCTAATTTCTACACTTATGCAACATCATTGGGATTATACAATGATAATAATGAATTATTAGCTGTTGCTAAATTTGGTAAACCAATGTTAATATCACCAGATACAGACATGACATTTGTAGTTAAATACGATACTTAAAATAAGTTTATGAGAACATGGTTATGGCATGATGATGATGGAAGTATAGCAGAATTTCCTGAAGAAAAAGCTAATGAATATTATGGTTTTGTTTATATAATTACTAATATAAAAACAAAGAAGTTTTATATAGGTAAAAAAGCATTCACCCATAATAAAAAGAAAAAACTTACCAAAAAAGAAATTGCTGAACATACGGGTGTTGGTCGTAAACCAACAACACGAGTTGATGTAGTAGATAGTGGATGGAAATTATATTGTGGATCATCTAAAGAATTATTAGCTGATATTAAAACACATGGTGAAAAATATTTTGAACGCATTGTATTACACTTAGCCAAAAATAAAAAACAACTCTCATTCCTTGAACTCCAGGAACAAATAACACACCGTGTATTGTTTAAGGATAATTGTTATAACGATAATATAGCAGGAAAGTATTTTCGCAAAGATTTTGCTTAGGCAAAGTTTATTACTATATTGAGAGTATGGATAGTACAGCTCTCTTATTTTTAACCGAATCCGTATTGGGTAAAGGACAATCTACAAGTAAAGGCAATTACGCCTTTAAATGTCCATTCTGTACGCATCATAAAAATAAGTTAGAAATTAATCTACGTACAACATCAAAACGTGAAAACTTTTGGCATTGTTGGATATGTGGTGCTAAGGGTAAATCATTGCTTACGTTGTTTAAGAAAATTAAAGCACCTCAAGATAAAATCAATGAGTTAAATATATTAGTTATACCTGATAAAAAGGAAATCCCCATATCTTCAGATATACTTGAACTTCCTAAAGAATTTACATCTTTTTCAGATATACCTGAAAATAGGATTACTCAAATCGAATCAAAACACGCGCTAAAATTCCTTAAAAAGCGTGGTCTTACACAAGACGACATAATAAAATACAATATTGGGTTTTGTACAGAAGGTAAATATGAAGGTCGTATTATTATTCCTTCATACGATAATAATAAACGTCTAAATTACTTTATAGCTAGAGACTATAAAGAACCATCATTACAAAAATATAAAAATCCTCCTGTATCCGCTAAAGATGTTATTGGGTGGGAGTTATACATAAATTGGAACGCACCAATTATACTTGTTGAAGGTATATTTGATGCTCTTACTATTAAACGCAATGTAATACCTTTATTTGGTAAAGAATTACATGGTAAACTAATGGAAAAATTAGTTAAATCTTCTGTTAATCGTGTTTATATTGCTTTAGATGCTGATGCAAGAAAGGATGCTTTAAGACAAGCAGAAAAGCTTATGTCATACGGTAAAGAAGTATACTTGGTAGAAATGGAAGGTAAAGATGCAAACGAAATAGGTTTTGAAAATTTTCTTAACACAATTGAGCAAACACAACCACTGAATTTTCAGAGCTTGCTTGAAAAAAAATTACAACTATTATGATCGACAGACATGTTAATATTATTAAAGATCCTAAAATTAAGCGTATTATTGAATACAGTGAGGGTGATAAGCAAGTTAATGTACTAGATAGTAGATTTTATAAACGAAATGACAAATACTACCCATCTGTAACTTCAGTATTGAATTATTTCCCTAAAAATAAATTCTTCCATGAATGGCTTAAAGATGTAGGTCATAATGCTGATATTATTGCTTCTAAAGCAGCATCTGAAGGTACTCAAGTACATACTGCTATTGATCGTTTTTTAAACGGTGAAGAAATTAAGTGGATTGATGATAATGGAAGAGCAGAATACAGTTTAGAAGTTTGGAAAATGATTTTGAAATTTGCCGATTTTTGGAATACACATAAACCAGAATTAGTAGCCTCAGAATATCATTTATTTTCAGATACTCACGAATATGCAGGTACAACTGATATAATTGTTAAATTAAATAACCAAGTATGGTTACTTGATATTAAAACATCAAATTCACTTCATACCTCTTATGACCTACAATTAGCAGCATATGCTGTTGCTTGGAATGAAACACATAATACTTTAATTGAACGTACTGGTATTTTATGGTTAAAAGCAGCTACTCGTGGAGAAGGTAAAAAAGATGCAATTCAAGGTAAAGGATGGCAATTAAAACCATCAGATAGTATTGCTACTAATTTTGAAATGTTTAAAAAAATATATGATATTTACAAACTAGAAAATCCAGAATTTAAGCCTATTACGGAATTATTACCCACGAGTATTAAATTATCTGCCGAATAAGATTATTATACGTATAATTGAAATAAAAAAATTTACTTGAAACAGTTATTATTTTTCCTGTTGTGTCCATTATTTTTGTTTTCGCAAGACACACTTTTTAATCAGAAACTAGATAATATTACAGTTCGTTCTGTATCAAAGAAAGAATCTAACATTGCTGTTCTTAATACAATTAGAAATAGCTCTGTTATTTCTGATGGTCTTTCTGTTGAGTTTATAAAGAAAACCCCTGATCGTAGTGTAGGTGATGCACTTAAAAGAGTTAATGGTGTTACTATTCAAAACGATAAGTTTGTATTAGTTAGGGGTTTAGCAGACAGGTATAATTCTGCTATGTTAAATAAAACTATTTTACCTTCAACAGAACCAGATCGTAGAGCATTCTCATTCGATATTATACCTTCAGGTCTTATTGATAATATTATAGTAGCAAAATCAGCTACAGCTAATTTGCCTGGTGATTTTGCCGGAGGTGTTGTTCAAGTAACTACCAAAGATGTGTCTAATGATTTTTTCTCATTAGGCCTCGGAGCGAGTTACGGGGCCGTCTCAACCTTCCAAAATTTCAAATTGGCGGATTATACGACCTTCCCCACAGAATTTCCATCCACTTACATTTACCGCGTAAGCACAAACACAGAGAAAAAGAAATACACAAGTCTCATAAAGTCTCCAAATACTCAAGAGTTCAAATCCATTCCTAACTTGAATGGATCTCTTTCTTTTGGTATAAAAAGAAACAAATGGAACGTGTTGTTTAGTTCAACTGCAAGAAATACTTACACTCTAAATTACATTGATAGACAAGATTATCAATCATCAACTGAATTAGCTTACAAATATAAAGACACTTCATTTAATAAAGTACAATTATTGAATGGACTTGTTAATGTAACTTATACAGGAAAAAATCGTTATAGTTTAAAAACATTATTTAATCATCAAGTTGAACAACAATATTTAACTCGCAATGGTGAAAATTATGACAACGTTCAAGACGTAAGAAGTAATGCTTCTAATCATATAGTTAAAACTGTTATTAATTCTCAATTTGATGGTAAGATTAAAACATTAGATTTTAACTTAGGTTATAACTTAATGATTAGAAAACAACCTGACTACAGAATTAATCCTATTACTAAATCACTTGGTATTAATGAACCATATGCAACCGCTTGGAGAGATACTTACCGTTTTTGGAGTGATATGGATGAAAACGCTTTAAATGCTAATTTAAATAAACAATTAGGTAACTTTAAAGTGGGTGGTGGTTATCTTAAAAAATATAGAACATTCAAAGCAAGAATCTTTAGATATACTTCTTCAGACATGCTAGATGAAATCACTAACAATACAGACAAATATTCAGCTGATTTTGATTTAGCAAACGCTTATGCTTTATATGAAGGTGAATTTGATGGTTGGAAAGTAAATGCTGGTTTAAGAACAGAATATAATTTATTTAATGTTAACACTGCTGATTTTAGTGGTACAAAAGTAAATGTAAATAGAAAGTATTTAGACCTTTTACCATCTGTAAACTTTTCTTATGAATGGGATAAGTTCAAATATCGTGTATCTGCTAGTAAAACATTAGCACGCCCTGAATTTAGAGAAGTAGCTAATTTTGCTTATTATGATTTTGTAAGAAATGCACAATTATTAGGTAATACTAATTTACAAAAAACAGATATATACAATGTTGATGTTAAATTAGAATATTATCCTAAACAAGGTGAAAATATATCTGGTGCTTTCTTTATTAAAGACTTTAAAAAACCAATTGAACAAATAGTAGCAGACGGATCTGTACCTTCAAATTTACTATTAACATACATGAATCCAAATCAAGCATTATTAGCTGGTTTTGAATTTGAATTCCGTAAAAAAATAACTAATTGGTTAGATGGTTATACTAATACTTCTATAGTTAAATCTGAAGTAGTTGTTAATGGAAGAAAAAGACAATTACAAGGACAATCTAATTATGTTGTAAATGGTGGATTAAATTTTCATAAAGGAAAAAATACATTCAATCTATCATATAATAGAGTGGGAGACAGAATATCAGCGGTAGGTTTTCAAGGCTACGATGATATATTTGAAAACTCTAGAGATGTTATTGACATAGTATACTTACGTAAAGTAGGTAAAGGAGAAATAAAACTAGCAATAGGTGATATAATTGCACAACCATCTATCTACTACCAAAAATCAAGAGGCAATTTAATTAAAACAAATAACGAACAATCAATTTCATTAACACTTAACTTGAATTTATGAAAAAATTAGCTTTAGCTTTTTTATTAGTTACAACCCTATTCGCTTGCAAAAAAGAAGTTGTAGATGTACCTATTAATGTACCTACAGATAAAACAATTACAGGTAACATTACAACAACTACTACTCTTACTTCTGACAAAGAATGGACTTTAAGAGGATATGTTTATGTAAAAGAAGGCGCTACATTAATTATTCAACCTGGAACTGTAATTAAAAGTGATATTGCAGAAAAAGGTGCTTTATGTATTGAAAGAGGTGCTAAAATTATAGCAGAAGGTACAGCAACAAAACCAATCATTTTTACCTCAGGAAAAATCGCTGGCGAGAGGTCTCCTGGTGATTGGGGTGGAATTGTAATATTAGGTAAAGCCAAAACTAACCGCTCATCAGAACCAACTATTGAAGGTGGTATCGGTCGCCCATTTGGCGGTAACGATGATGGCGACAATAGTGGTATTTTAAAATATATTCGTATTGAATATGCTGGTATTGCTGCATTACCTAACTCAGAAATCAATGCACTTACTTTAGGTGGTGTTGGTTCTGGTACAGTAATTGAACACGTACAAACAGTTTATGCTAACGACGATGCATTTGAATTCTTTGGTGGTACTGTGTCTCCTAAAAATTTATATGCATTTGCTACAGCTGATGATGATTTTGATTTTGATTTCGGTTATACCGGAACTGTAACAAATGGTATTGCAAAACGCGATCCTCAATTTGTAGACAATGGTGATGCCGGCAATGGTGTA